ATTGATTTTACAAACTTAGGATTAGTTGGTGCAGTACCGCCTCCTGTTGCATTTATTATATCTTCTGAGTAACTTGTATTTAAAGTAAATGCCGCCGCTTCTCCCGTAGCAATAATTATTTTATCAGTACCATCAAAATTATATTTATCAAAATCATAAGTATTTGTAGTGCCTTTACTTGTTGCTCTTGATGTCCAACTTCCAGAAGTTGACCCAGTATAAATTGTACCACCTCTAGCCGCTATAATTAAATCATTAAATATAGCAGACATTTGTATTCTTTCAGTAGAAGCAGAAACTTGTGGAACTATTGTTGAGTTATATAATGTAGTTCCATTTAATCTTCTATAACCACCTTCAATACTTGGTTCAAAATTTTGTAGTTGTAAAGCTTCTCCGGGGTGCATAGCAAAAACATCTTTGTTTAGTACTAAGCCACCAGAGCAACTTACTACCATAGGTTTTTGCATACCTGTATATGGCATTAAAATACTCCAGAACCTACACGACCTCCATGATTAACTCTATGGTCTGTCATGTATGAAGCATTATTAATATATTCTACTCGCATAGCTTTTAAAGCTTCTTTAACTTCTCTATCAGCAAGTTGTGCTGATTGTAAATCAGACCTTAAAATATGAGCATAATATTTTGCTCTATTAATTATAATACCTTTAAATCTATCGTCTAAATCCATTGTATCACCATGTGCTGATAAATCAGTATGAACTTTCCAGTATTCATATTGTATTGTGTAATTACTTGCGTCTGGAACTGGCGATAAACCAAATTTTTTATTTTGTGTTGCGTAAACTATTTCTGGTGTACCATAAGAAGATGAATTATTAGTTAAATCTCTTTCTAAATACATACGATTGTATTGGTCATATGTTATATATTTTAGTTTTCTTACAGGTATGTTTTCAGATATTCTTACATAATCTACGTCTAAATTAGTTGTTGTAACTGTATTGTTTAATGTTATATAACTTGTTTGTGCTGTTGCAGTAAAAGTTGTGTCTAACACTGCTCCTGCACCATAATCAGAAACTGTTAAAGTCGTATTTAAATTTTGTGTGCCTTCTGCGGCTGTACCAACTTGTACTTTTAATGCTTGTCCTACACTATTAGAATCAAAAACTCTTATTTGTACTCGATAATCTTTATTTACTACAGTAGATATAGCTTGGTAAATAGCATAATCATTTAATCTAGCTCTACCATTACCACCACTATTATAAGCGGCACTACCACTACCTGCAATTGTAGTCCAATTAGTTATATTACTAGTAAACTCTCCATTAGTAACTAATTCTTTAGGAACTAATCTAAAAGTTTGCCAATCTATTTTTCTGTAAGGCAAATCTGTGCTTTGTGGAGATGAAGAACTAGGAAGAGAATATTCTCTTTGACCTGCGTAAGTATCTTGTGTAGTAGATAAATATAAGTCTGGTATTTCCGATATACTATTGTATATCTCATGCATAGCTTTTACAACAAACTTTTTAACAGACGTTTGTATTCCACGACTACTTGAAAAAGTAGTAGATGTTAACTCTGATTCGTTTAGTTCGTTTAATACATTATTTACTAATGTTAAATATGTTGTAGCCATGTCTCCCTTTATATATTATACACTAAATCCTTGTTTTGTCAAGATTTTTTATGAGTTTGGCAAAATTTAGATGCCGCACCAACACTTCCAAAACCCCAAGCTTTTAATGCTAATGCTTTTCTTGTAGGTCTTCCTTTAGAATCTTTCATAGGCCCTTTCATTCCTGCAAATCTACATGCAAATGAAACACGCCTAGGACTAGTTCCAGATTTTAATGGTGCTCTTAAATTACCACCATCTTTACTTTCAAAATGTTTTCTTCCTTTTTCATTTAATCCACCTTTAGGATTTTGATATTTTTTAGCAACCATTAACTTCTCGCTATTTTTTTAGCTTTTGCAGATAAGTCTTTAAAGTGAACTAATTTTTTACTATTTTTTGTCATAGTAGCACCAGTCATTAAAGTTCCATCTTTATGCTTATGTGTTTTACCTTTCCACTCCTTACCATCTTTTGTGTAATGCTTTACGCCTTTCATTATTTTCCTTTCTTTTTATGCATAGACATTTTACCGCCATACATTTTCTTAGTAGTTTTTTTCATTTTACCACCATACATTTTACCTTTATTACCAAGCTTTTTAAAATCAGCCGCAGTTAATTTACCTTTAGGTTCTGCTACATCTAATTTAGATTGCCCACCATACATCATTTTCTTTTTCTTCATTGTGCCGCCATACATTGCTGTTGCAGTTTTTTTCTTACCTTTATTTTTTTTAGAGTTAGGAAAACCTGCTTGCATGTTAGCATAAGCTTCTGGTGATATGGTTGATTTTGATTTAGAACGAGACGTTCCTGCTTTTTTACGTTTATTTATATTAGCATACAATCCGGGCTTAGACATTTTTTTTATCTCCTTTTGGTTTAGTAAATATTGTCCAAAAAGCCGCCGCTAATCCATAAGGGTCATCTTCTGGATAACCTATACAATTTAGTTTAACTTTTGGTTTAGTTACTTTTTCTTTTAACTTAGTCTTATATTTTGTGTTTTTTATTTTTTTAAGCTCCACAGGAATCGCACTCCTCGGGGCAAACACAATCACTAATTCTTAATGCACCGCATGTAATACACGGCGTACATGTACATTCTATTTCTTTTCCACAATCACACGGTATAATCAAATTTTTTCTCCAATAATTTTATAAGTTTATCTAATTTTTTTTCTAAATCAGCTACTCTTTTTTCTAAATCTTTATCACTATTATCAAAAACTTCACTTTTTTGACTAGCAGTCATATCCCATTCAGTCATATAATTCCTTTTTAAAAAGGGGGCAAAAAGCCCCCTTAATTTAATTTATTTTATGAGCTGTTAGAAGCAGTTTCATCTGAACCACTTACATCACACATAATTGCCCATACTCTGAGCTTACTTGCGTCATCTGTTGCACCTAACACTTTAACATCAATTGTGTCAGCAGAACCATAAACATGTCCTACGTTTGAAGCGTTAGCAACTTGAGCACCATGACCAGTAGATGTAGAATCTAATCCGTCTACATATCTATCTACGTCGCCACCATCTCCTAAATCTAGTGTAACACCAGACGCAGAAGCAGTTAGTACTTCAATTCCTGCATTAATAACAAAAGTTTCAGCAGGTACATTTAATACCTGCACGATGTCGTTAGCCACCGGGTCAAATAGTGATAAATCAACTGTATTTTCAACCCAATATGGTTTCCTTCTAGTAGAAGGATGTCCTGCTGTACCGCCAGTAACTTTACTATGAGTCGCCATTTGTATACCCTCCTATATTATGTTAAGACAACTGCTGTTCTAGTGATAGCTTCTGGTCTCAAGACCTTACCACCATAAACATGCAATCCTCTAATTACGTCAGAAAAAGAATCTGGGTCTCTAACTACTTCAGTTTTCGCAATGTGCGAAGCTGTTGCACAAGCAGACATGTGTCCACCCATACAGAAAAAAGCATTAGAAGTACCAGATACTGTAATAATATCTGTTCCAGACCTATTTAACGCAGTTGTTTTATACAATTTCATACCAGAAATTGTAATGTCAGATACCAATCCATTAGTTAATGGAGATTGACCGCCTCCCATTACAGACATGTCCATAACTTTTGAAGCCGCCGCACCTAATTGTTCGTAAAAAATTGGAGGTGCTACAAACCATCTATTTTCTTCTGGTACAGATTGGTCGTCTAATAGACGAGCCGCTTCTGCTATAACACTGTGAGCTAAGTCACCTGTGTTAGCAGTTACTGCTGTTCCTGTATTAATTCCAGAAGTAGTAGAAATAGTTTCTAAAATATCTCTATCGTATTTTCTTTTAAGAGCATAAGCTCCAGAAGAAGTAGCTAGAGATTCCCAATTAACATGAGATTGTCTTTCTTCAATGTCATCTACTTTAAATGCAAAATAGTTAGCTGTATCTACGACTAAAGTTTCTTGGTCGTCAGCAAGATTTTGTAAATTAGTAGTTTGACCTTTTGTGTAAGAAGCGACAGAAATTGTCGGTTCTTTGATAATTTTTACGGTGTCGCCATAGTTCTCAATCTCTCCCGCATAATCAGTGTTAGTGATACCCTCAACAACAGAGCTTCTACGGAAATATTTGAGAACTTTTCCTC